TGAGGGACTTGCGCCTGATTCATTGCAGCCTGTTGACGGATAATTTCTCGGTCACGATTCATGGCGGCATCTATTTCCGCACTTTGAATTTGTACACCATATTTCAATTCTAGCTCATATCTACGCAAAATACCATCTTGCTCAATACGATCTCTTTCTCTGTCATCAGACATAATCATTCTTTCACGATCCAACTGCAGTTCAGCAGCCTTTTTCTGGATGTCAGCTTGAATAGATTGAGCTTGTACTTGAGCCAGCATTTCCTCTGGAGTAGGCTTTGGAGCCTCTGGTTCTGGCAACTGGAAATCAGCAGGTAACTGGTTAAAGTAGTTCTGTGAATCCTTGATACCTGCCAGTTGCAACATCTTAGTTAATGTATTGGTGTACTGTGGTATTGTTACAACAGGGTTATTAACACCTGTTTCTTTAATCAACATTTCCTGACGCATAGCCACTTGATTCAAGATATTGATTCGGTCTTCAATAGTACCTTCACCAACACCCACATTAACTGTTACGTCCATCTTGGAATCCCATGAACGGGGGTCAATTGGCACGAATGTATTACGCAAACGAACCATTCTTGCTCGGTCTTGATTCTCAACAACCAACTTCAAGATGCCAGTAAACAACTTACGCAAACCAGTTTCAGCAAAGATACGTGCAATCATTTCAATGTGCTGATGGGCAGCATTGACTGTTGCGGATACTGCGGCTTTGGTAGTGCTTTGCAGAGCATCTGCATCTAAGCCTGCAGCGGCCTTGGAAATGCCTGTACGGGTCTGTTTAATGTCATCCAAGTAGTCAAGCATCGGGAAGGCGGCTTGTCCAACAAATGGAGTAGTAAATGGTTGAACCATGCCTGGCGCTCTCATGCGAATAACAGCACCAACTTCAGTATTCAACACGTCTTCCATGTTGGCCTGACCTTCCACGATAGCTGTACGTGGATGGATAGACTGAGCCAAAGAGTCCAAGATGCCACGTTGGACATTAGACTTGATACGCTGGATATCCATCACTACGTCAGCAGGGCACATACCAAAAAAGGTATGGGGTTCTGGGTCTGGGCAGAAGTCAGCAAACTGTCGGTCATCAACAATTTCGTTACGCATAACTTTGTTGCCAGTACCTACAGTACAAATCCTACGCATCTCAGCAATGCCATCACCATCAAAGTCTACCTTTAAGTAGCCTTCAATATAAAGAACGCTTTTGCTTGATGGATCACCATTGTTTGATGTACTGATAACCGCAAATGGGTTACGTGCAATGTACTCATCATTGTTGTCAAAGTCATTACCATTGCCAGCAACTTCAACCATTTCATCGTAGTCATAACCCATAGCGACTAGATCGGAAACAGTCTTCATTGTGCGGTGGCCCACAAAGGTGGCCTCATCAATGGACTTTGCTCTTCGGTCAATCAAGAACTCTTCTGGGGGTAGAGCTTCAATCTTTACCTTACCAGATTTGATTCTGCGCTTAATCTCCACATCGTACATCATGGGTGGCGGGGTCATAATACCTTGAGCCTCATTCATTGGCTCAGTACCAGGCACTGGATACTCACGCACTGCAGAGATCTCAACATCTGGGTCTTCTGTCAGCATCATCATGCTTTGCTCATCGAGCATGGAGAATGACTCAGCTTTTACTTCTACTGACTCATCCCACCAGTATTTAATGATTCCTGCCTTGCGAACCAAAGCATCTTTAAATGCAGAGTGGAGAATCTTAAAGCCTGGGTTATCACGCTTGAAAATAAAGTCTACATAGTCTGTAGCTTGTTCAGCATTCTGAACATCCTCTGGTCCTTGGGGTGTGAACTCAACCACACGCTCTGGACCAAAAAAGATACGCATCAAACTAGGTAAGATACCTTGAACAGTATCACGGACATCCATTGAAACTACTTGTGAACGGCCTTCTTCTTCGTCACCAAAGGGTTGACCATAATAGTATTCAGTTGCTAATGCACGATTACCACCAATGTCATCATCAATGAAAGAAATGGCATCATAAATTTCAGCAGAGATAACGCCTTGAAGTTGCTCTTCAGACATTACTTCTTTCTCTTCCATCTCACCTTGCAGGGTTTCTGCCATCAACATTGGGTTATCTTGTTGCATTATTCTTCTCCATCCATGTCATTTTTTATTCCTTGCAGAAATAGCTTTAGCCTTTGCTCTAGCATCTGCTTTACTGCTTGCACCCCATGCTTGGAGACTAAGAAGTAATCTAGTTGGCTTTCCATCTTTGTACTCAGGACCATCATTCCCCGCCATCCTCGCAAGGAAACTAGCTCTACGTGGATTGTCTCCAGACTTTACAGGGGCTTTAATGTCTTGGCCTTGTGCTTTTAAACTAGCACGACCTTTAGCATTCAACCCACCTTTAGGGTTTTGCCCTTCTTTTCTGGTCCACGCTGCACTCATTTTTTCTTAGCAGTCTTAGCCGCTTGCTTAAAGTCTTTAGCAGTAGGAGCGCCTTTAGTGCCAGGCTTACGCATCTTCTCTTTGGAGCCAGCCTTAATGCGTTCTTGTTTAGCATTAATGTTGGCATAGAGTCCAGGTTTCATAACAACTCCGTAACGCTAATTGTGGAAGCAGTAACACCAGAATCTTTAATAACAGCAATCTTGTCACCAGAAGCCACGGGGAAAATTTCAACTGTATTGTTTGCCAACATTGGGCTTGTCGTAACGCTTGCAGTTGGTGCAGAACCAATCTGTATATGACTATGACCTAATGAACAAGCAACTCGAACATGAGTTGTTGAGGCCGCAAAAGCAGTACTTGCAACACTAGAATTTGTTACTGTAAAAACTTGTGTCGTACCAATCCTAAATACATTGGGGATGGTATTTCCATTGTTATCTCTTGTTAAGAAGGCCATGATTTTTCCTTAAGTTACTTTTTGCTTCGGTTGGTTGCAGTTCTACCACCACGTTTTGGCATAGAACGAGACTCGCTCATTGCGATAGCTACGGCTTGGTCACGGGATTTGACCTTCTGACCAGAGGAAGACTTGAGCTTGCCACGCTTGTATTCACCCATTACTTTGCCAATCTTGTTGGCAGCATCATCCATATTCATAGGAATCTCCAATATAGGTTGCGTAATACTACCATACTGTGGTAATAAAAAAAAGAGCTACTTGCTTAAGGTAGCTCTAAAATGGCAACGGCAATCAGACCAATCCTCGGATCAACCTTTTAATCGGTTTTCCCCAAGATAGATTAGATCCCCAAGAGATGGTGGCGGCATCGGAGGCAAATGTCAAGACAAAAGCATCAGCCATGTCGGGAGATTTTAAGCCCCTACGTCTAATATCGTCCTTAGATTCAATCTTTATCTTGCCGTTAGATGTAAAGGTGTACCTTACAGTCGCCAGTTCAGCAATGAAATCCTCGTTATTAGGTATCTTGCAGTCACGTTTCTCTAACCAAGCCTTGGTTTTGTGCCAGAGTTCTGCTCTCAGGTTCAGATAAGTGCCACCCATAGCGGGACTCTCTGACACGTTAATGCCACGGCATGGCAACTTTAGTTCTCTTAGTCTGTCAACAACACCAGCTCCTAGGCCAATGGAGTCGACCAGAATCTCTGTAGGTCTAGTCTTGTGGTCACAGGCTTCATACTGAGCCACTACTGCACCTGTTAACTGCATCAGGTCTAGGTTTCTCCAGCGTTCTAGTGTATGAACCACATTGGATTGACGCTTACACAGAACTGACGAGTCAGAGCCGAACCTAGCAACGTCCAATCCCCACACAATCGGAGCGTCTTCGTAAGCTCTTGTGTCTCGATGTTTAGCAGACTCAAGTAGTTCCATTGGGATAATCGTGTCATCGTCACTCCTAGGGAATTCACCAAGTACACGGATTCTAAAAGCATTACTTTCCTCGCCATAGCGGGATTTCATGTCTTCTACGTACTCTTTACTCACCCTAGTGGAGTCAATACAGGATACCCGTCTAGTCCACCATTCATCCTTTAGACGATTGTGTGTGTCAAAGAAGAAGCCAGAAGAGCGTACTGGATTGCCTAACAGGATGGTTAGAGCGTTATGTCCTGACATAGAACCAGCAGCGGCCTCGAATACTGCCTCTGGGACACCAGAAGCCTCATCAGCTACCAACATGACGTTATCAGAGTGGACACCTTGTAGGGCTTCGGGTTGTTCAGCACGAGAAGTCCTTGCAGAGATAAAAGCCTCGGTAGCGGAAGCTTTGAGTTCTATCCTCTCTTGTTTGACATCAAGTAGGTCTTGGATAGGTTTAGGTAGTTCTTTGACCCATCTCTTTAGCTCGGCAAACAAAGCGTCATAAAGTTGGGCAGAAGTAGGGGCAGTAACCACTACCTTAACGGGATATCTGGTCAACAAGAACCATAGCATTGCCCAAGAAGCGGTGGTTGACTTACCCACTCCGTGACCAGAACGGATACTAATCTTTCGCTCACCAGTAGCGACAGCGTTAAGAAAGTCTTTCTGCCAATCATCGGGTTCTACTCCAAGAACCTCTTTTACGAACAGGGCAGGGTCATTTCTGTAAAGCTTTATGAACTCAATAAAAGGATTATGAGCCATTGTTTTCCAATGTTTCGACTACCTCTACCTTACCCATGTGTTTAAGAGCTTGGAGGTGTAGATCACCCAGACTGATGTTTACTTGGGTTTTAGCAGTGTCTCCGTAGTTCTCAGGGTCTAGCTTACTTGCCATCCATTTACGTGTATCTACTTGGAGTCGTGCTTTATTAACTCCACTGTTACTTGTCTCATCAGCCTCATCAGCAATCTCTAGGGCTTCTTCTGCCAGTTTCTCAGCCTTTAGCTTACGTGCAGCAAGGACCGCATCTCTTCTCTCATCCGTATGGTTAATCCAGAAAGAAAGCATTGGCCTAGAACACTCTATAAACTCCGCCAAGCGTCCAATAGTCATTCCTTGAGCTATGTGTGCCGTAACGAACTCAATGCCTCCTAGCGTCTCTATCTTCTTCTCCAACGCTCTCCTCATAGGAAATCCTGCCATATCTTCTCCTTGATTTAATGTCTACAAATTCTAAACTATAAAAAAT